ATTTTAACATCCAAATAGTAATTCAATAGAAAAATGAACAAGAAAGTTTACATCAGCGGTGCCATAGCGCACCACGACATCGACGAACGTAGGGCAGCATTTGCCGCTGCCGCCTGTGGAATAAGAAACGCGGGCTACACGCCTGTTAACCCGTTCGAGAACGGACTGCCGCAAAGCGCAGACTGGCGTAAGCACATGCGAGTAGACATCGGCCTGCTGTTGCAATGCGATCGTATCTATATGCTTCGCGGTTGGGAACTGAGCAAAGGGGCGAAGTTGGAACTCGATGTTGCCAGTAGCTGTGGTATTCAAGTTCTCTTTGAAACTCACGATGGATGATACATAAAGGCGATAAGTTCAAAGTGCACTGGAAGGGTCACGAGGACTGTTATACCGGTAGACTGTATCAAGTGATAGGAGTGATAGACGATTGCCGTTGTGCACGTCCATCGTGGTTGACAGGACTTCCTGAAACACCTCGGAAACGACACTGTCATATCTCGGCAAAGTTGATACATTCGCCACTCTCGTCAAGAGATGAAGGACTGCATAGCTTTAACGGCATCGACCCGAAAACGCTACGCGATATCGAGAACCCAGACTTCTGGTTGGAAATCGTAAGGCAGCCTGGTGATCAGTTAAGTTTATTTTAGTCAAAAAACATGAAGAAATTAATATACCATTCAATCATATCCAACAACAAGCCGGAGTGGCTATTGCGGCTGCAGATGGATATCAGTCGGTATTACGGTCTCGGACTAATGGAAGACACCGAGGAAAATTGGAAACGGCTGAAGGCTTATGTGAATGTCAGGTTGTTGGACTTGTGTTGCACACGTGGCGTGAAGATCAGAAGCAGCATTGGATCGAAGCTTGTAACCGACAACGGAAAGACCGTGCTGCACATCAAGCGTAATCGCAAAGTCGTTCAGATTTATTATTTGCAAGAAATAGAAAATGCAGAAAGTAACCAATTTCCGCCGCTTCTATGCGCTGCTCAAGAAGATGCTGGGCGCCGATAAGCAGCTGCTGGTCTACCAGCATACGAATGGCCGCACGGACAGCCTTCGCGAGCTCACCGCAGCAGAGTATCGCGCTCTGTGCGACGACATGGAGCGGGCAACCGGCTACGATGAAGTGCGTAGGGCGTTACGAGACGAGCTCAAGTATCGCCGTAGCATCGTCTTAAAGCTGATGCAGCAGCTGGACATCGACACCACCGACTGGGAACGGGTGGATGCCTTCTGCCTCGAGCCGCGCATCGCGGGAAAACCATTCCGTAAACTCAGCATAGAAGAACTCGAGAAGCTCGCCACCAAACTGCGCATCATTCAGCGCAAGGGTGGACTTAAACCACAAGAAACAAAAGACAAACCCGGTCGCGTCTCCTACATCGTCATTGATACGGAGCGGACTACAAAACATTAAACGATGAACAAAGAACTATTACAGGGTCTATCGGCCCAAGAGAAGAAAGAACTGCTTACCACCTTGCAACGCGAGGCCAATGCAGAGAAGAGTATCCGCCGACAGGCCTACGAAGAGCTCAGGGCAAACTTTGCCCAAGAAGTGAAAGAGAACGTGGAAGAGATGGTGATGGCCGTAGAAGGCTTCCGCCGCTGGCTCGATAGCGACTGCCGGGCCTTTCGCGAGGTGATGGCCGAGTACGGGCAGCTTCGCAGCGAGGCTCAGGGTGGCTTTACGATTACGGTTAACGGGTTCCGCCTGGAGGTGAAAGCCAATAAGGTGAAGGGGTTTGACGAACGGGCCGATATGGCAGCCGAGCGACTGGTGGACTACCTCAAGCGTTACGTGCAGCGCACCGAAAAGGGGACGGATGATCCCATGTATCAGCTCGCCATGACTCTGCTGGAGCGCAACAAAGCGGGAGATCTTGATTACAAAAGTATCTCGAAGCTCTACGCACTGGAAGATCGTTTTGACTCGGAGTACGCCGAGATCATGTCGCTTTTCAAGGAAAGTAACGTTGTACAGAAAAATGCCACCAACTACTACTTCGCTCGGTTGGATGACAATGGCGTCTGGCGCAAGATAGAGCCCAGTTTCTGCCGATTATAACGAATGTTTGTCGGTTATGGCAAAAAGTCCCTGCAAACGCAAGGTTT